GCACCTTCAGAAAGTCCTGATAATGCTTTAACGGGATTTCGTTTAATGTTGATGGTACGTTTATTTGTACTTCCATAATTATTTAACTTGTGATTCGTCTTTTTGTAACACATAGGCATAAGCTTGAGCCAGCATCTGAGTGTGCCTTCTCACGTTGAAGATGTCGTTGAATACTATGTTCACTCTTTTGCCTGTCTTGTCTTTGATGTATTGCTCTACTACCCTAATCATTTTAGGCAGCTCATCGGATGTTGTATTGTCCATAGTTTGATTTTAGTCCGAGTGCTTCCATCTCGTGGTAACGTAAAGCATCAATAGCGTGATTGTAGTGGTCGATTGGTCTTCTCATTCGTTGTCCTTGTTTATCTACATCCCAACAATAGGAGCGTAGTTCTTTGATGAGGTTCGTGCTTTGCTTGGTTACTAAGTAATCCTGCCTTTGCATTACGTCAATACCATAGTTAATTGAGTCAGCTCCTTTAGTTACTCCTTTGATTGTTTTGCCTTGACGTCTTATCTCTTCGATTGATTTAGGCTCTGAGCTATCAGCGTAGATAATAACGCCTGACGGAAGTATCTTAGCGATGTCGGAGTTCACCATTCCTGTGCGGTAAACAAGTTCGTTTATTATCCGTGTTCCGTTATAATTGTAAATCTCAATTGCTGCAGTAGGGTCATTCGTGTATCCAAAGTCAAGACCTATTCCTATTAGCTTTGCTTCTTTTGGTATGGTGTCTATCTCTTTCCAGTTGTTAAATACTACTCCTTCAAGACTACCTACCTCGCCAAGACCATACACCCTCCACCAATTAGCCCAGTACGAACTCGTAGCTGCTTTGTCACGATTCTTTTCTATTTGTGTGACTATAGACTCATCTAAAGCCTCGTTGTCTTTGTAGGTTAAGATTATGAAGTCCGTGTCAGGTTCGTCTTTTAGTTCCTTGTGTACCCAAAACTCATTTGCAGGGTTAAAGTCTAAGTACACCTCACGCTTGGTACGGATGGCAAGCTCATTGTAAGACTCGAAGGTTACGTTATTACACTCGTTAATGTACAAGATGTCACGTCTTGCACCTCGAAGCTTAGAAGCATCATCTGCGGAAAAGAACTCAATTGATGAGCCGTTAGCAAATTCGTACCTCAGTAACGTCTTGTTAAACCTATCGTCAAAGTAGCGATTTGTCCATCGCATAATTTTCAGGAAGTCTTTAAGCGCACCCCTACGGAGGTGAGGTATTGTCTCAGCTACTATGGAGACTTCTAAGCCCTTTTCTTTAGTGCACTTATCTATCAGTATAGGGAGGATTCCAAACGTCTTGCCTGCGGAAGTTCCCCCCTGAATGATTTTTATCCTACTTTTTAGAGATAGGATTTTATTTATCGAGGTAGTTCGTTTGAACATCAGCGTCAATTACTTTGGTTTCTTCAGGAAATAGCGGCATCTCCATTGTTACGGTAGTCTCAGTCTTCTCAGTTAGTCCGTTTAAACGTGCCGTGAGGTTTGCATTGTACTGCCCTACTAAGCCTCCGTTAATTTGGTCTTGACGTATTTGCTGCTTTATATGTGTAGAGATAGCATAAAACTCATCGTAAGCCTTGTTTTGATTCTGAATGTAATTCGATACTGTCAGGTCATGTTTCTCAAAGCAGAAGACCTCAAAACCCTCCATTGTTAACGGGCATTCAAGAGGCTCTGCTACCATCTCTCCGCTTCTTTGATTGAGTGTATACTTGTAGCGTGGGTTGTCTTTTACCCAAGTCTTGTATTCTCTGAATAGGTTTAGGAGAGTTTCGGGGCTATCTATTTTTCTTGGTCTTCCTACTTTTGCCATTGGTTAGTTCGTGTTTTGTTAGTTGTTCTCTGCATATTGCGTAACGTTGGTCAATGTCTTTGTACTCTTTTGACATTGTGTCATCCATCATACACCTTTGGATAAACTCGTTTGTTTGCTCTTTGGGTAGTGGTGTTGGTATTGGCATAACTGATGTCCGTGTTTAGTTAGCTTCGTATGCTTGATAAATCTTTCTAAGGTTAAATACTATCTCTCTAAAACAAGAAGCGCAAGATGATGGCTCTAAACGTATCTTCATTACTCGTGAATAGATTTCTCTTACTCTTGTTACTTCACTTGGTTTGAATGTGTTCTTTTCAAGGATTCGTGTTTCAGTAAGCCAGTTGTATTCCTCTTCAGTTAGACATTCGGGTTTGCGGTATGGAAACCACTCGTTAAGTTTCTGCTTACGCTCTTCGCATCCGCAGTCCTCTCCTGCTATAAATTCTACGAGTTTCTTGATACCTGTTACTTGAGTTATTTGCTCTATGGTATCTCCTAAGCCTTGTGCTTTTTTTGGTGTTCGTGTTTTTGCCATTGTTTATTTTTTAGTTATGTACCACCATCGTGGCTCTATTATAGTATTTAAATCTTTGCACTCTTTATCTTCTTCTCCGCTCCAAATAATTTTCAGTAGCTTGTACTTGGTTACTTCGTTTTTTTCTATCTCAGTTACCTGACCTTCAAAATAACAGTCTCCGTCTTCAACATCTCTGATTATATCTCCAACACTAAAGGTCATATTAAATCAAAATCGTTATTACTGTAATCTTCGTAGTCCTCACCTACTTCCTCTTTCAATCGTTCCTTGCAGTTCTTTAGCGTGTTAAATATCGAAGTGAGTGAGATGCCTGAGTCTTTAGCAATGTCTCTCATAGATGCGTTGCCTTCCTTGTAGACTTTAAACAGCATTGAGTCATACCAATGCCAGTTATCCATCTCTTCGTTTATTTTTTGGTGTATTCTTTCTAAGGCTTCGTGTTTATCTAACTCTGAATCTTCGTCTGCAACTCCTCTTACTTCGTCTAATGATAGAAACTGAACACTACCCGTTTTGTTTATTTCAAATGCTCGGTTGCGAAGCATCATCCACATTAAAGCAATGTTTGGTTTTCCGTCTTTTAGTATCTTCTCCTCGTAATTGTATTTGACTATTCTCAGGTAAACATCCTGCACAACGTCTTCTGCGAGGTCTTGCTCTCCAAATGAACGGACTATCTTTACCCATTCTTTGTGGTGGTCTGCTAATATTTTGAGTGCATCCATTTGATTAAATTCTAAACAAATATAAGTTTAATTTTTAATCACGCAATAAAATTAAAAAAGCCACCTGTTAAAGTGGCTCTAAATTGTTTAAATAAATCTCTCGTGAAACGTAGTTATCTATCTTGTGTAAGGTTGATAAGGTTACGTCTTTGCCTTGCAGGAAGTTGTTTAACTGAAACTGGTGCATCTTTAGTCCTTTGGTTTTTATGTCTTGAACTATTTGGTTTCGTGTTTTTACAAGCAATATCCTATTCAGTTGCTTTCGGAGTGTGTCATCGTCAATGTACATATTAGAACGGTAAGTCATCGTCCATACTATCTCCAATTGGTCTGCGCTCTTCAGTAGGCGCAACATACGGCTCACTAAATGCTGCTGAGAAAAAACTTCCGTTCTTACCTTGCTTTACCCAAAGAGCAACTTCCATCTCTTTTCCGTTTACGTTTACCTTTCCTTTGTAGTCAGGTTGTTTCTCATTCGTCTTTTTGTCGTTCTTAAAGATTGCTCCTGTGTTTGTTTTGTTTTCCATTTTGTTTTTATTTAATTATTAATTGTTTTTAAGCTCTAATACTATTGTATCTCCATTACTCATTTTATCCACCACTTGTTGAATGAACGCATTTATATTATTCCATTCTTCAATACTTATTTTATTTTTTGTTTGAGTAGTAAAGTATTGCTCACAATAAGAAAATCCTTGTTCTTGGTTGTAAAATTCTGTTTGTGTTTTCATTATATATTATAGATTAAATTGATTACTAAAATAATTGCAATTACTGTTACCAGTATCATTGTGCCAATAGCAGCCATTTCACTTTTGCTTTTTTCTTGGCGGGTTGGTTTATATTCTTTTTGTTTCATTGTTCTTGTTGTTTAGGTTTAGGTAATATTCCGTCTTTAATTAGTTTGTTCCATTCAATTCTTTCTTGGTTCTTTCCCAAATAGAAAAACACGAATGCTACCAATACAATTGGTACTATAAATAATGCTATCATTGTTCTTGTTTAAAGGTTAAATAATACTAATGAAAAAACTAATGTGGTTATTACTCCAATTAGAAAAAATACTGCTAATGCTTTTAGTGATAAATCCTCTTTGACATCACTATAGTTACTTTGTTTTGTTTTCATTGTTCTTGTTGTTTAAGTAATTCAATTGCTTTTTGGAATCCTTGCTTAAATCCATAAATTGTATCTAATTTTTGAGTTTCTGAAGTTATGTTTTCACCATAACTATTGTATCTATGTTTAATGCTATCTTTAGCAAACTTATCAACCTCAACACTTTCTAAATATTCTACTGCTGTGTTCATTGTTCTTGTTGTTTAAAGGTTTCCAAATGCTTCAATGACATAGGCAAAAGATAGCCCAACTCCAAGAACAGAACCAAATACTATTCCTTCGTGTTTTGGTTCTTTACTCTTTCTATAAATAAGAATTAATGAACTACACACAATAAATTGTACCATTGCTAATGTTATTACCATATAAAATTTAATCATTGTTCTTGTTGTTTAAATGTCAAAATCATTCTTAATAAATTGATATATCATATAATAAGTTACTGCAAAAGATATAGTGCATAATGCTACTAATCCTAATATTGGAAATAAATATATTAATCCAATACATCCAATTATTAAAATGATAATAATAGATGTTATTAAATGTGTCTTCATTGTTCTTGTTGTTTAAGCTTATATGTTTAAATTTTCAACTGTTTTGTAAGCTTATAGGTTTACATTTTAATTTAACTTATGTGGCAATTTTTACCCCTTATCCTTGTTTGTTTTGTTTGCTTCTCGATAGCCATCTGAAAAACCTTTGACGTAATGCAGCTCAATCTCTTTCTTAATACGGCTCAAATAAAGCGTAGCATCCATCAACTCCTCAAGCAAATGTTTTATCCATTGGTCAAGAGTTAGGTCTTCTCGGTCTAATGTAGTTCCGTATTTCTTTAGCCCAGTTGCTGAGCGTTCAGCATACTTTGCCATTACGGATAAAACTACTTTGTCGGTTACTTCTTGGTTCATTGTTCCGTGTTTTTAAGTTCGTCAATCTTTGCTTCAAGCAAATGAACATTCACTTTGAGTTGTTGGTTTTCTCGGTTAGCAACTCTCAGTTGTTGTTCGTGATTTTCTACTCTTCTTTTGTAATATGATAGTTCATTAATAGCTTTCTCATACCTATCAAGAATTTCTCTGATAATTATTTCTTTCATAGCATTTGGATTAGTGCGTTATAATACTCTCGAGCAAGTTCAATCTTTTCTTTAATCTGCTCAATTACTTGTTCGTCTTTTTGTACATAGAAAACTTTAACTCTGCGATTCTTAGGTATGTGTGAAAACTGATGTTTACTTTCAACCTCCTCACGCAAATCTAAATCCTCGTCAAGTTTGTGCAGTTTCCAATGCGCACGTCTGATTTCGTCCTCTACCATTTCGATAGGTGTGTCAACAAGGCAATAACAAAGCATTGATTGAGTCTTTCCTGTGAGCCACATATAACCCTGAAGTTGGTAGTAATAATCTTTTGTAGGGATTTCAGTATCAAAAAACGGAAAGGTAGTAGCATCCCAAGAGC